TTTTCAAATATAATTTTGGATCCCATTCTATTACAGAATTTACAATTGATGATGAAACAACTAACGGAACATTTTTAGTTGGTGAAAATGTACGAGGTACCGAAAATGATGATACTGATAGTTTTATTAAAGCGGAAGTAACTGGTATTCCTGGCGACAAAATAATTATTAATGATGGTGCGTTAAACGAAGTTAATGACAAGATTGTATTAACAGGTGGTGGTGAAGGCGCTCAATTTGTTACTACCGAAATTGGTGGTGGTAAAATTAGTGAAATCATTATTGATGATGGCGGTTACGACTTTGACATTGGCGATAGACTTGTTTTTGATAACACAGGCACCGAAGGTGGTGGCGCTCAGGCATTTGTATCAGTAGTTAATGGTGGTATTGCACCGGAAGAGGGATTATGGGACGGAGAAAATTTATTTCCTGAAAACACTTCATCTCTCGTAGGTACAAAATACTTAGAGGGTCCTGTTATTGCTTATGACCCAGCAACAATACAAAGTGGATTCTCAGAAGCTGATTTTAGAGGTACTATCAATGACATTGATGATGGTACTAGTACAGCAAATATAAAAATACAAGGTTTAGTTTCAGGCGCAGTAGCAACGATTAGATATTCGGTATACGGCACAGCAGACGAACCGCTTGACTTCAATCCTAATGTTTTATATATTACATATGTCGGTCTTACACAATTTCAAAAAGGCGAAACCGTTTATGTCACAAAATCGGATTCAACCGTATTTACGGCAAGATTAAGAACAGGCTTTGGCGCTGAACAAGAAGCGGTCGCTGATAGAGATTCCGTTTATCAGATGGTTAGAGATTTAGCTAGTGATACAGATAGATATTCACATATTGTTTTAGAAGACGCCACTACAGATGGTGACGCATATGATGGTAATAAAATTGTACAAGAAAGAAACACAGGTGTTGGTGATATTACAGACATCTTTACAATCAATCAAGGTAATGGTTATAAAAGACCTCCAATTGTTACTTTCTTACCTTCATCTTCTGGTAAAGACTATAAGATTAAAACATTTGGTTCAGAAATTGGCCGTATTGTAGAAATTAAAACAATTGAACATGGTATTGGTTACGAAAAAGCACCTACACCTCCTTCTATTGAATTTTTAAATAATAGTATCATTACAGGATTATCTGGTGGTGTTTTTGTAGAAAAAGAATTAGTAACAGGCAATACTTCAGGTTTTACAGGTGTTGTTGTTTCATTTGATGAAGTTAGAGGACTTTTAAAATTAGAAGCTGTTACTGGCGGTCCACAAGTAGGTGAAGTTATTGTTGGTAATATTTCTAATGCACAAGGCACATTACATGTAACAGACCACGCCTCAGCAAGTGTAGCTGTTGTTTCATCAACGAAAACAGATGGTCAATATGTAAACCAAGATGGACATGTATCGGAAGATACAATGTTGATACAAGATAGTTTATTATACCAGGATTTTTCATACATAATTAAAGTTGGTGAAAGTATTAATTTATGGCGTGATAGTTTCAAAAAAACTATGCATAGTTCTGGTTTCTATTTTACAGGCGAAGTTGCAATTGAAAGTAAAATTCGTGGTGGTATTAAATTTCCTGTTAAAGGTATTCAAACAGGTATACTTGAAACACCTATCTTTAGTTTACTCAATACTATCTTCTCTACTATGTTTGGTAGAAGAATGGGAACAGAAACAGATGGTACGACATTAAGAACAACTCCTTTAGTAGATGTTTCTGCTAGAGTAAACAATGGTGTTGAACATTTCCCAGCAAATACTAGAGATACCACGGTTAGACTAAAATATCGTGTTACTGGTATTTTAAGTAGAATTAAGAGACAAGTTAAGAATGTAAATGTAAGACAAGGATTTGCTTATTGTGGTCCTACTTGGAGTACACTAAATAAATTTCATAATTCATCATTTGTTACAAGTAATAATGCTTCAAATGTTACATTTCAGACATTGAGCAATATTCCTATACAATATACGGCAAGTGCATTAAATGGAACAGCTGCATTATTCACAACGGTTTCTACTGAAAATGGTAGATTATTAAAATGTAATTTTGCAATTCCAGCTCAAGTTTCATACGAATTAGACTTATTCTCTACTACATTGAAAACTTGGGACGATGGAACGACAACTTTTGATGATGATACGCCAGCGGTGTAAAAAAAGCATATAAATAAGTAAGAGAGTTAAGAGGAAAAATGGCAAAACAACTATTAAATCGAGGTACCACAGCCAATGACGGAACAGGTGATAATATCCGTACTGGTGCTGGTAAGATAAACGACAACTTTGACGAAATCTATAGTGCTATAGGTAATGGCACCACGATTAACGCTGGTAATTTCTTAACTGATATTAGTACAGATACTATTCAGAATAAGACAATTAGTGGCCTTAATAACACATTATCTGGAATTGGCAATAGTTCGTTAGTTAATAACACCGTATCTTTCGGTGGTGTAGGTTTATCACTTGGCGGTTCAGACGCAACTCCAGCTTTTGACTTGACAGACGCAATAAATTATCCAACATCTTCACTTGTTGGTAATGTTCTAAACTCTCAATTACAAAATTCAGGTTTTATTGTTGTTGACGACACATCAACAGCAACAACTATCACACTAGGTGAAACATTTAAAATTACCGGTGGTACTGCTGTAACTACAGCAATGACAGGTGACCACTTAGATATTACAATTGGTAATATTACTAACGCACAATTAATTAATCCTAGATGGACACTTTCAGATGATACATCTACAACTACTAATATTGAATTAGGTGAAACTTTAACAATTTTAGGTGGTAGTGGTGTTGATACTACAATTTCAGGCGACACAATTACGGTAACAGCTGCAGATATTACTACAACAAACTTATCGCCTACATCTAATATTGCAAATACACAATTAGCAAATTATCAAATTACTTTTGGTGCAGACACACTAGCATTAGGTGATACAACATCTACTATAACAGATTTAAATTTAGATGGCACTTCTTCACTATCAGGTACAGGTACTATCGACCTTACAAGTACAGGTAATAAATTAAGACATGACTTTGCTAATTTTGCAGGTTTACCAGCATATGCAACATATCCTGGTTTATTTACTTTAACTACCAATGACGCAATTCCTAGAGTTGCCTCTACCGGTGGTTATATTGAGTTATTAACAGAAAACTCTTCGGTATCTAAACACGCTGATGTGTCAATTACAGGTATTACAGACAAGGATATTTTACAATGGTCTTCAGCACAAGGCCGTTTTAACGCAGTATCTCCACCATTAGGTATTGCTCAACAATTCAGATTGACGGGTAATGTTACATCAACTGGAAGTTCATCTTTCGCAGATTTAACAGGTACTTGGGAAGAACCTGATAATGCATTATATAATAGTTCAGGTACTTCATTAACAGAAAGTTCTGGAGTGTTTACACTACCTGAAACTGGTTTATACTTGATTACATTTGATATGCAATGGTCAGGTGCTTCAGGAGATTTTGTAAGAACACAATTAATGGTTACAGACAATAACTCAACTTATACTGAGGTTGCTCTGTCTGAGGATTCGGTATCAGCAGGTGGTTACGCAAACAATAATGGTTCTTTCTTGTTTAATTGTGGCGACACAGCTAACGAGAAATTTAAGTTCCAACATAGCGGTAGTGGTACCTCTGCTTTATTGGGTAATACAGACTATAATAGGTCTCATTTCACAATTTTAAAAATAGGTTAAGAAAAGTTGTATAAATATTGAGTAAGGATAAAGAAAGAATATGCCAGCAATTATAACAAACAAATTTAGAATTCACAATAGTGAACAATTCCAAGAGTCCTTCTCTGAGGCCGCAGGTAACACTTATTACCTAGGTATCGGAAGACCTCAACCGTTCACTACATCAACTCGTCCAGACGGCCGTACAGAAAACGAAGGTACCGACACAGGTCCTATTACGCCGATTGATTGTATTGCACAAGAAAATTATATCTATGACGACTTGTTGGCAATTAAAAAGATTTCATCTACAGATGTTTCATTTGTAATTCCTAGAAGAGACTGGTCAAATGGTACGGTTTATGACATTTATAGACACGACTATGGCGATAGAGCAACTGGTACAACATCAGCGATTACATCAAACTCTGGTGCGACAACTTTGTTTGACGCTAATTTCTATGTAAAAACTTCAACAAACAGAGTTTACAAATGTTTGTTTAATAATGGTAATTCAGCTTCTACGGAAGAACCATCAACAACATCAACATCTATTCAAACGACTAGTGATGGTTATAAGTGGAAATTAATGTACACATT